GTGCACACGGGTGGTTCACGGCTGACCGTGGTATAGCTACCATTTGCTGGATTAAGATATCATTAGGCAGATGACGTTGATAGCAGGACGTCATGAGCTGAGCTGTTTCCAGTCGCATCTTAATGACGTGCTTATCACACAGCATACGAGCTGCGTCTACTGCGTTCGGGCTGACGTAGAAGATGTTCATGCGAATCTCCTCGATAAGTGACACAAGCAACTGACGAATCGGATACTGGTTCGGCAGCCCCCTTCATGCACGGCATTCCTTGATCAGACCTTTAGCAGAAAGGCTACCTGCTCAGGTACGTCTTGCCATCCGGGGTTGGTTAACCGGCTTGCTCATCGCTAGTCGCTTGTGTCTATCGTGTTAGTGCAATACAGATCGCATCACTATCTCTGCACTCCGGGCCAAGAAACCTGGCAACCCTGCTGTGTGTGACCGCCTTGAAAGCGCTGTCGCACGGTTCGGTTTCCCAACTTCGGCCTGCGTCGAAGGCCTTCGCTCTGTATCCTTCACCCGACTCCGAGCTTCCTCAAGATGCGCGACCTCGTTACGTAGGTCACGTGCCTTTAAGGTTAGTTCCTCGATCTCATTCACCAGCTTGGTGGCCAACCACTCTTTCTGAGTGCGAACAAGGTGTTTCGCTGCCTCGGATGCAGCCTGCGTGGGAGTGGTGAAGTAGCGAATGCTACCCTTACTTCCTCGCATCTTCCGGTACTTTCCATTCGGAGTAATGGTGAATGCAAAGAACCGAGAACCTTTGATACTACCTCGTGATCCCTTGCCACGAGAGCGGCACAGGATCATGTGGCTATTAGGAGAGCGGTACATGGTATCGGGAATCGTTTCGATCCACCGTACCCCGTCCACGTTCATGATACGCACCACTTGTCGGAACATAATAGGGACCTCCGTGTGTTGTTACTTAGACGAGACGACTCGTCCTCTCGATCCTACCTTTCGTAGGTTGGATATGGTTTGAGATGCTTGAAACGCGTGCATCTTGATGGCTTCGTCCCATGTGGCAAATCGCCACTCGTCCTTACGACGAGGCCCGTTGATCTTCACGATAAAGGGAAGAGGGCCAATACCTAGGAACAAGGTATACACGAATGTTGATCCGATGAATTCTTTGTGATCCTTGCGGTGTAAGGAGTGCCACTTGCGATGCTCTTTCGGTGAGTGACACAGGATCAGCTCATTAGTGACTAGGTTCATGGTCCACAGTAGCATAATACCTCCGATACATGTACTTACCAAGACGATAGAGGCCGTAACCCCACAGGATTTCTAACAACATATCAATCCCTCACCATCATGTAAAAGACAACGATGATTAAAACGGTGATGAACACCCATTCGATGGCGTACACACCCATTAATAGATGGTCACTTTCCATTGGATGTCCCTGTGTGGAGATAAGTTAATTAAATGAAGGTCCCTGAAGCTTTCAAGGTCGTCGTTGCGCGACCAACAAGGGTGTAACCCCCCTTCTCGAATCCTGCGAAGCTCACGACTTGCGTACCAAGCACGACCCCATCCCGAATCAAGCACTAAAGAACCACAGTGGTTCCTAACCCCTTCGAGGGAACACGAGTTGTTGACCGGGCACACTGATGCGATACAGTAGACACGGGCTAAATTACCGAAGATGTCGTGGTCTTCAGCGATCCAGACAACTGCTCCCAAGGGCATTGGTGCTTCCTTGATTCCCGCGAGATAAAGGTAAGGGGCGTCTGTCATGTGCTGTTAATCCATGTCAAGAAAGTATTCCCACGTACCGGGGATTAGCAATATGGTTCTATTCCTTCATCACGGTAAATCGTACGATCACGAGACACACCAACACGAATACGAATTGATACAGCACTGCTTCATCAGTCATGGGTCGCGTCTCTCTCGTAATGGTGAAAGCAAGGGGCAAGTCCCGGCCCGATTTTACCGGCGCCCCTTGCTCATTGGGTTGGGGACCCCAATTCTTTATGCGTGTTCGTGTGGTGGAGATCGAGGTACACCTCGGGGAAGGTGTCGGGTCAATAGCTTTCCTACCTTGGGGGCAAAGAATCTCTCTTACTTGGGCTATTCAACCACACGAACCCCAGAGACGGTGACTTAACCGCCTTTCTGTTCCCCTCCTCTTTATGTTATGCTTCATCATCCGCGAAATCGAAGTATGTCTCTCCGATGCCTTCGTTAAGACCATCTTCGAGCTGAGTTAGGATAGCGTACGCTTCAGCATATGTGTCTGCGGTACGTACCTTATCGAGGAAGCGTACTCGAAAGGTACCGTCAGGTAGTCTTGTGATCATTTGATATGTGTATCTCCGAGGTTTAAACGGCAATGATCGGCACGACGCTCCGGCTCTCACGTCACTAGTTGATGGTGGCGGTTGCTTCCACCGTCGTTGCCTTGCCCTTGGTGATCTTGATCGGCTTGGTCTTTACCTTAGGAGGCAAGGACTTGACCAATTCAACGAGCTTGTCAAGACCAGTGAAGTCGTGACGTGCGTCGGTTTCATCTTCGATATTGTCTTTACGCTTGATGATAGCGTTAAGGATAGCTGGCAAATCAAAGGCTTTAAAGGGGTCGGTATCTGATGCCGTTGCCTCGTCGATGTACGTAGGACCGGTTAATAGTTCCTTACCGTACACTTCCGTGCCCTTAGTGGTGGCTTCAGCCCGTTTGACATCAGAGAACACAAAGCGTTCTTCCTTTGTGTCCCACTTCACCGGACCGTGCTTAGCCAACCACCGGCGAACCTGCCTGCGTCCCGTGTGTTCGACTGCCTTGTCGAACTGCATGAGGTGAGTAAGGTTACCCGTGGCAACGGCCTCGACACACACAGAGCAAGCGATCAGATGAATTTCTTTCTGAAGCTCGCTTGTGGTCTTGGCGAGTGCTTCGATACGCTTGCCGAGTGTCTTACCAGCAAGCAATACCGCAACCGCAATTGCAGCCGTGTCTTTCTTAGACATGTCTAATAGTCTCCGATTAGTTGTTGAGGTGATAAGGAGGGGAATAGAAAAGCGGATAACCTCGCTCGGTTCGTCAACCGTAAGGGTATTGGGGTTAACCAACGACGAACACTAGCCATAGGGGCTTGGAGCCGAGACACAACACGATAAGGTGAAGTGTCGGGGCGACCACGTGATAAGGCGAGGTATCCTTATGCAAGCCGCATTTCCCGGTCCGTCGGGCGCGGTATCTCCCGCGTGCGCTTGATTGCCTAGGCGTACTAAGTACGTCCATATGTGCACATACCAGTTTGTAAGGCTGGCACCACATTCCATATCCATAACCCAAGCCCAAGGGGGCGAGAGACGGAACCCCCGTCACGCTAGTGAGAGACAGGGGCGGCTAGTTGTGCAGCGGTGCGAGGCTGCTATGTAACCCGAAGGTCGGGCGAGTACCCCTCAGTAGGTGGCTCGCTTGATGATCATATAACCATAGCTCGCGTTCTTTTACAAGGCCCTTGTGTAGAATAATTTTGCTTTGTTGGGCGGGCTCGTAGAATTATTTTGTTTTGTTACGGCGCATCTTAAGAGCGGCCTTGCGTTGGCCCTTGGTAGGTCTCGGATCATCATCCAAGCTAGATGCTCTTGAGTGTGGCTTGACTTGGCCCTGGATGTGATACCTTAGCTTGCCCCTTTCGACGGTGCCTCGCCACGACTTAGTGACACCATTGTGGGAGTAGCGGTCTACGGCGGAAGGGGCATCCTTTGGAGTGCCTCCCTGCGTCACGTAGGAGAGACTGGAAGGCGTTCCCTTGAGGGGCCTTGCCCATTGAGTGATCCTAGTCATGTGAACCTCGCGTGATAAGAACAACGGGTTGAGTGGGAATGCGATAACTAGGAACGATAGTCGTCTCTTATGCGGGATAAGTCCAATCACAAATACGTGATCAAGATCAAGAGTTTAGGTAGCTACAACCGGGAGACACACGATAGGTATGAGCTATATGGTAGTGTTTTTACCACATATACCCCTACCTATAAGAACCACTAGGTACCCCCCTTCTTTCGTGATGTACATACCGACGTCTTGAGTTGTAGGAACATCTCCACAGCGTGGTATATGCAAGGGGGGCCGGGGGGCCTCGTGGGGGTAGGAATAGCAACAAGAATTTTACTAACAGAAAATACATTGTAGCAATATCAATGACTTATAAAATAGTTGGTATTCTCATGCATTTTTTACTTGACTTTCGTTCAAATCTGTGATACTATACAGTATAAGATGGTAGAGTAAGTACTCAGCCTTGGGCAAAAGGACCCTAAGGAACACCCCTGAGTCCCTCCCCATCCTATCGTATCGAAACCCTCTTAAGGTTGAACACACTACTTGTTCATAACATAGAGCTTCGGTTACGTACCCCTCCCTTAGGCTCTCGGGGCCCTAAGGAGACCCAACAGGTGAGGACCTGTGGGGGGAGGGGGGGTATACCTAGAAGCTAACAATAGGCTAACTTAGGAGCCGTTCAACCTAAGGATGTTGTTTAAACTACTTTCAATTCTCTCCTTATACTCTTAAGGTATCTTTCGTGTCAAAGTTCAGGAATTCTCTTAATAATAAATTAGTAACTGTTGGTCTTTTTCTTGAGCACACGAACGATATTCGTAATGGCTTTGCTATCTACACGCTTAAGGATCAAGACCACCGGATAGGTGATAGGTTCTATCTTGCACTCAAGCCTAAGTATCTTGAGCTGGAAGACATCACTGAGTATGAGTTTGCTACTACGTACTTTGAGAACTGGACCCACTGGGAACGTATCCTTAATGTACCGGAGCTACGTAAGCACATAGATCAATGGCGCAAGGAGCTGGAACTCAAGATCAAAGCTAAGGCCCTTAAGCGTCTCATGAAGGAAGCCGCCGAAGGTGGTAAGGAAGCTACCTCCATTAATAAGTTCCTAGTCCAACGCGGATATGTTGATAAGGATACTAAGGGCAGACCCTCCAAGCAAGCTATCAAAGAAGAAGCCGAAAGACTCGCAAGTCTCGAGCAATCACTTAACGAGGATCTAGCGAGAATAAGTCTAGATCAGGTAAACTAAGGAACACCAATGACAAGAGAAGAATTCGGTACGCCTCTTAACATTACGAGCGCTACTACGACTACGGTTAAGAAGGGCAACGGAGTCCTCTTGGCTATCGTTGTTAACAAGGCTGTAGCATCCTCAACATACACCATTTACGATAATACTGCTGCTAGTGGTACGAAGATCGGTACTGTCACGAATGGTGCTACTCTTACAGCTAACCAGTACGTCATTCCTTATATGTGCAAGTTCTCTAACGGTCTCACGATTGTAACGAGTACTACTGACGACATCACGGTAATTTACGCTTAACGTAAACACGTTCTCGAAGAGAATTACGATTAATGTCTTTTATTCGTTCTGACCGCAATCGACGTGTAGCCCAAGGACCGGCTGCTCCACAGACGTTCGTAGGATCGTCTACAAGTGGCTCTGGTATCACGGATGGGGATAAAGGAGATATCACTGTCTCCTTAACTGGTGCTGTCTGGACGATAGACCCAGGTGTAGTCACCTATGCTAAGATTCAAGATGTCTCGGCTACAGACAAACTCCTAGGTAAGTCAAGTCCTGGTGCGGGATCTATCGAAGAGATTCCTCTTACCGCAGCTGGTAGAGCTCTCATTGATGACGCAGATGCTAGTGCTCAAAGAACTACACTAGGTCTTGGTACACTAGCTACTCAATCCGGAACCTTCTCAGGTACCTCTAGTGGAACGAACACCGGTGATCAAACAATCACACTTACTGGTAACGTAACTGGATCTGGAACTGGATCCTTTGCTGCCACTATCGCTAACGCGGCTGTCACACTTGCTAAGATGGCGGATATGGCTACCGCTAGCGTCTTCTACAGGAAGACAGCTGGTACTGGTGTTCCTGAAGTACAAACCTTAGCAACACTAAAGACAGACCTAGGACTCACGGGAACCAACTCTGGAGATCAATCCTCTATTGTTGGTATCACTGGAACTACCGCTCAATTTAACACAGCACTAAGTGACAATGATTTTGCTACAGGTGGTGGTACTGCTACTGGTACGAATACCGGTGATCAAACAATCACACTTACTGGTAACGTTACTGGAAGTGGAACGGGAAGCTTTGCAGCTACGATAGCTAACTCAGCTGTCACATTAGCTAAGATGGCAGACGTAGCTACAAGCACTGTCTTCTATCGTAAGACTGCTGCCACAGGCGTACCAGAAGTACAAACCTTAGCAACACTAAAGACAGACCTAGGACTCACGGGAACTAACTCTGGAGATCAAACGATCACCTTAACTGGTGATGTTACTGGTTCGGGTACAGGATCTTTCGCAGCTACAGTAGCAGCCGACGCAGTCACTAATGCTAAGCTAGCTAACGTAGCTACTGCTACATTCAAAGGACGTACTACTGCTGGGACCGGAGATCCAGAAGATCTCACCGCTACACAAGCGACTGCTCTACTCAACGTAATGGTTGGTGATGCCGGAGCTGGTGGCACTAAGGGACTTGTTCCCACTCCTGCTACTGGTGACGCTACTAAGTTCCTCAGAGGAGACGGCACCTTTGTTGCTATCCCTGGTGGCGGTGATGCTCTCGTAGCTAATCCACTGTCTCAGTTTGCTAGCACTACAAGTCTTCAATTCAAGGGAGTCATCTCAGATGAGACTGGCTCTGGTGCTGTTGTCTTTGCTGACACGCCTACACTAGTTGCACCTTTACTAGGAACGCCAACTAGTGGAACACTGACAAATTGCACAGGACTGCCTGTCTCGAGCGGCATCTCTGGCCTCGGCACTGGTGTTGCTACATTCCTCGCTACTCCGTCTAGTGCTAACTTTCTAACAGCGGTGACAGGAGAGACGGGTACCGGTGGTGGTGTTGTATTTGCAACTGAACCCACTATTACTGGTCTTAACCTAGCAGCCGGTTCGACATCAGTAGATCCACTTACATTCACTAGTGGCACTAACTTAACCACTGCAGCTGCTGGCTCGATGGAGTACGACGGTACTTGTTTCTATGGTACTGCCGCCGCCTCCTCAAGACAGAACATAGATTGCGAACAGTTCATAACACTTACGAGTGCGTACACTCTTACGTCTCAGACCGCAGCACAGAAGATGTTCAACGCCACGACTAACGGCGCATTGACTGTACAAGGTTCAACAACTTACTTCTTTGAGTGTGTCTTCGCTCTCACCGCGATGAGCGCCACCTCGGGTTCGTTTGGATTCAGCGTCTTAGGTGCAGGCACCGCAACACTAACATCACAGTTCTATCGAACTGGTGCAGCTAAGGTGGCAGCAGCAGCACTAACTAACGAGGGCACCGGTATCTTCACAGCAGCTACTACGACACTGGTCACCGCTAATACCTCTACGACCGGTCACGCTAGAATATATGGAAAGATTCGTGTTAACGCAGGTGGTACGCTAATACCTTCTGTATCTCTTGGTGTTGCAGCTGCGGCTATCGTAAGCACAGACTCGTATTTCCGCATCTGGCCCGCAGGCGCAGGCACTGTCACTAACGTAGGCAACTGGAGCTAAAACGTGAAGTACTCTAACTTTCGTCGAAGAATGATGTTGACGGTAAGTAACGGAACACTTGTCGGAGCCGCGCGATTACTTGGGGCAGAGACCCAGGGCCTAACGATAGATGGCACAGATAATTCTATGGTCATCCTGGATACCACTACTCCAGCTAATAATTTCCAAGGTGATCCTAATACTAAACTTACTTATTCAGCTCCGTCTACTAAATGGATTCTTGGTTCGAATGGTTTATATCAATCGGGTACAACACTAAGAACAGAGTACGATACGAGTGGTGTACCTCTTGGATGGCTAATTGAAGAAGCACGGACGAACCTTATACTTCAAAATCAGTCTTTCGATAATGCAAGCTGGACGAAGGCAAATTCTTCTATAACTGCAAACACAGTCACATCTCCCGATGGAACAGCCAACGCCGATAAACTTGTAGAAGACAGTACAGTAGGTGTAGCACATTCCGTTGAGCAAGGATTCGCTAAGGCAGCCTCAGCGATTGCTTATAATACGTCTGTCTACGCTAAGTCTGCTGGACGTACTTGGTTACAGATCGCTGTATATGATGGAGCCGCAACCGGGAATAGGTACTGGTTCAACTTAGGCACCGGAGTATTAGGCAGTACTGCCGCTATCGGAGCTGGTTTCACTAGTACTTCCGCAACGATTACAAACGTTGGTAATGGTTGGTATCGTTGTTCAGTACAAGCAACTAGTAACACAGCTACTAACCTTACTGCCGTACTCTACAGCACGACTGGTGATACAATTACGTCTTACAATGGTGATGGTTCATCGGGTGTATATCTATGGGGTGCACAGGTCGAGGCAGGAACATTCCCCACATCTCCCATCGTTACAACGACAGCAACTGTAACGAGGGCGGTGGATAGTATTTCGATTCTAACGAGCGCCCTCCCGTGGGCAGGCAGCGCGTCGGGCTCTCTTCATACTTTGTACGTCTCAGGACAGCGCAACGCGAGCGTTGGAAACAATTGGGGTGCGAACTTTCCTCCGGCCTCGGGTCAGTTCGATCTTGTCAGTGGTGACACGAACCTCAACGGCCGATTTGGGGATCAGAATAACCTTGTCGCCGGGCAGATCACGACCACATACAAGGCCGCCCTTGCCTGCACAAATACGGTGGGCCAAACCTACGACATCTCGAAAAACGGTAGTGCGGTTCAGGCCAGTGCCGCGCTTGCATCGATCATTGGCGCGGTGACGACGTTCTATGTTGCGAACGCCCCCGGCCAAGCAACGAACCAGTGGACAAAGCAAATCGCATATTTCCCACGCCGGTTCACAGGACCACAGTTGCAGACTCTTACAACCTAAGGAACTAACACGTGATCGAAATACTTGGATGGGGCTCAGATAAGGTTACTGTTAAGAACTTCCTTGTTGCGTGTCTTGTTGCAGATTACGACCCAGCATCTCAGGAACTTCGATGCAGAGAAGGATTTTCTTTGCACCCGTTCAGAGCTAGTGAAGACATTACGGTTATCCAAACTCCTGAAGTCCGAGACGCTAATGGAGTTGTAACTACACCAGCCGTTATTGCTTCGGGTGTACATTTTAATCTACGTGTATACGGAGCACCTGAACAAGCTCTTATCGATGCAGCGTACGATCCTAACAATGTCTCTACCGCAGGAGAACTGTGGTCTCGATTGAAGTTAGTTAACTACGTTAACAATAAATTGACTAACGTCGGTGCATTGCAGTCTAAGGGCGCCACTGGTGCTCGAATTCCAATGGGGTATGAGTGGGTAATCGCTGGTAAGATCATTCGATTGTACGACGCTATTAAAGTTAATAACAGAAGTAACGTGTGGGCATGAGTATTGCTCGAGACCAGCTTAAACAAAAGATTAGAGAGGCAGCTGAAAGTGATCTCGTTACTTTCATCCGACTGGTCCATCCTCAGCGCGTACTGGGTGATATTCACGTTGAGCTATGCAATTGGTGGTCTAGACCCGAGGCTAAATCGCATCAACTAGTGCTACTCCCCCGAGATCATCAAAAGAGTGCAATGATCGCCTATCGTGTTGCTTGGATGATCACACGCAATCCTGCTATCAGAATTCTCTACATCTCCTCAACAAGCAATCTCGCCACTAAACAGCTCAAGTTTATTAAAGACATTCTTACTTGTGATGAATACCGCAGATACTGGCCAGAGATGGTCAATGCTCAAGAAAGCGCTAGAGAGAAGTGGACCACAGACGAAATCTCCGTGGATCATCCAATGCGCAAAGCGGAAATCATTCGTGACCCTACGATCTTTACAGCTGGTCTTACGACAGGTATCACAGGACTCCATTGCGACGTTGCAGTCCTCGATGACGTGGTTGTCGATGATACTGCGTACAGCGAAGAAGGTCGTGGACGAGTCAGATCCCAGGTTTCCTACCTTGCATCAATTCTCGGAGCAGAAGGACAGCTGTGGGCGGTAGGTACTAGATACCATCCACTGGATCTGTACCAACAGATGGAAGACACCGACTATGATATCTTCGACAAGGAAGGCAACATAGATGGAGAAGAAAGTCTATACGAAGTCTTTGAACGTAAGGTAGAAGATATCGGGGATGGAACGGGTACGTTCTTGTGGCCTCGTGTACAACGATCAGATGGTAAGTGGTTCGGGTTCAACCGAGACATTCTTGCTAAGAAGAAAGCACAATACGCGGACCCAACGCAGTTTAGGTCTCAGTACTATAATGATCCGAATGACGTCGAGTCCTCGACAATCAAGCCTCTCATGTTCCAGTATTACGACAGAGGATTGCTCACACAGGGCAACGGTCACTGGTACTACAAGGATCGCAGGATCAACATTGCAGCAGCAATGGACTTTGCCTACTCGATCCGTAAGGGAGCTGACTACTCTACTATTGCTGTAGTTGGTGTAGACGCGCAAAACAACTACTACGTCATGGACCTAGAACGATTTAAGACGAATCAGATCTCGGAATACTTCAACAGACTCTTGCGTCTCCACGTTAAGTGGGACTTCCGCAAGATCAAGATGGAAGTTACAGTAGCTCAAGAAGCAATTGTAGAATCCTTGAAGAACGATTACATTAAGACACACGGACTAGCACTAGCGATTGAAACCTTTCGTCCAACGAGGGACAAAGGAGAACGTATCGAGTCAGTCCTGCAGCCTAAGTATAACAACAGACAGATCTGGCACTACCACGGCGGTCACACTCAATCTCTGGAAGAAGAACTAATCCTACAGAACCCGGCTCATGATGACCTCAAAGACTCCTTAGCTAATGCTATTGAAGTTCTCATCAGACCATCAGTGACCGCTAAGTTAAACAAGAAACAACTTTCACAAGACTACGATTATCATAGATTTGGTGGAATTAATTAATATGTACAGTATCCTTATCTCAGCATGTCTCTTCTCCGATCCTCAGACGTGTACTCAGTTCACGATGAAGGGTTACGTGGGAGATCTCCGCATTCCATACACATGCATGATTGCTTCTCAAGATGCTATCAAGACGTGGAAGACTACGTATGGCAAGTGGGAATGGCAGGTCACTGAAGCTAAGTGCCTGAACCTCGACAACACGAAAGCCGGTCGCTAATCATGGTTGGTAAAGTATTCGACGTAGACAATCTCGTACGTCCTGATGCTATCGGTACGTCGATTGCTGATATGTACCAGCAGTACGAAACCTTTCGTGCTGTCAAGGTAAATGAATGGCGAGAAGTTCAACAATACGTATATGCCACGGACACGACTAAGACAACTAACAGTAAGCTACCGTGGTCCAATAAAACGACTATTCCTAAGCTGTGTCAGATCCGCGATAACCTCGCAGCGAACTACATGGCCGCTCTGTTCCCCAAGCGCAAGTGGCTTGAGTGGGAAGGCGATGATGAGGAGGCCGAAACTAAGAACAAGAAAGAAGCGATTGAAGCTTACATGGGGTGGGTGATCGATCGTAACGAATTCTACGATGAAGCAGCAAAGCTAGTCCTTGATTACATAGACTACGGCAATTGCTTTGTAACTGTGGAGTGGGTTGATCGACGTAATATCACCGAGGATAAGATCCAGGTGGGTTATGTGGGCCCGATGATTAGACGTATCAATCCACTTGATATCGTCTTTAATCCCACCGCAGCTAGCTTTGCTGACTCTCCTAAGATCATTCGTTCACTCGTCTCTATGGGTGAGGTTAAGGAGATGATCGAACGGGTGTCCTCTGAGAACGAGGACTCTAAAGAAGAGATGCAAGAACTATACAACTATATGCGAGATATTCGTACCTTCGCAGGAGACATCCCCACTGGTACTCAGGAAGTCAAGAACGCTACTTATGAGGTGGCTGGCTTCGGCTCCTATCGCGATTACCTCGCTTCGAATTATGTCGAGATCCTCACCTTCTATGGTGACATCTTTGATACGCAGAATGATAAGTTTGACCGTAACCAGGTGATCACAGTTGTTGACCGTCACAAAGTTCTGTCTAAGAAAACTAATCCCAGCTTCTTTGGACAGGCACCAATCTACCACGCTGGCTGGAGAATTAGACCTGACAACCTTTGGGCTATGGGTCCTCTCGACAACCTTGTCGGAATGCAATACCGAATTGACCATCTAGAGAACATGAAGGCGGATATCTGGGATCTGACCAGATTGCCTATCTTCAAGATCAAAGGATACGTCGAAGATTTTGACTGGAGACCGGGTGAACGTATTATCATCGGTGATGATGGTGACGTTGAGCTAGTGTCTCCGGATGTACAGGTCCTTAGTTTCAATACTGAGATATCTATACTTGAAGCTAAGATGGAAGAGATGGCAGGCTCGCCGAAGGAGGCTATGGGCTTCCGTACTCCAGGTGAGAAGACTGCTTACGAAGTACAGCGACTCGAGAATGCGAGTGGTCGTATATTCAACAGTAAGACTAATCAGTTTGAGCGGATGGAAGTAGAAACCAGTCTTAACGCTATGCTGGAGCTCGCTAGACGTAACTTAGACAAAGTCTCCATTCGTGTGTGGGACTCGGAAGGCAAGTATGCAGACTTCCTTCAACTTAGCGCCGCTGACATTACTGGCAATGGTCGGTTATATCCTGTTGCTGCTAGACATTTTGCGGAGCAGGCTGAACTTATCCAAAACATTACGAACTTCTACGCGTCGGCGCCGGGTGCTGACCCTGAAGTCAGAGCACACTTCTCTTCAATCGGCGTTGCACGCATGGTCGAAGATGTCCTTGGACTTGAAGAGTGGAAGATTGTCCAACCCTTCATCAGATTGTCCGAACAAGCTCAAGCACAGCGACTCGCCAATATCAATCAAGAAAACGTAACCAGTGAAATCTCCCAACCCTCAGGAGTAATTCCGGGTGACTACACTTAAGACTCAGTGGCTCCAGGGTTTGCAAGGGGCCGAGAAAGAACAACATGCCAGGGACGTCTCTAACTTCATCTCTGGTCCATATGTAAAGCAACTTTTAGGCATACTCAAGAAATACGAAGACACCCTTGACCGAGGGGAAATCAATCCAAGTGCTTACGACAATCCTAACTGGGCTTATCGTCAAGCACACATCAACGGAGAGCACCACGCTCTCAAAATTATCAAGGACCTTTTGATACTTACATGACAGAGACCCTGTACAAAGAAACGCCCGAGACGACCATCTCTGCGGATACCAACATTACCTCCTACGAAGACCTGCTCGTTGGTGAGGGGAAAAAGTTCACAAACGCCGAAGCACTTGCACGTGCGAAGTACGAGAGCGACCGCTACATCGAACAACTCAAACGTGAGAACAAGGAGCTTAGGGTGGATTTGAACGGACGGGCCAATTTGGAACAACTCGTTAGCGAGTTACAGAAAACAGGCACAAGTACCTCGACACGTACGGACGTGATGGGGGAACAGCACAGCGATTCTACTCCAGTATCAGGCACGGCGACTGCTCAGCCGGTAACGAAAGAAACCATTGCTGAGCTCGTTAAGTCTATAGTAACGGATAGCAAGACGCAAGACGCTCGAGCGAATAACATCGACCGGTGTGTCCGACAACTCCAAGACGCTTACGGTGACTCGTACGTGAATAAACTTGAGGAGACTTCTAAGAAGCTCAACTTATCCAAGAAGTACTTGGATGACTTGGCTGCTACGTCTCCCGAGGCCCTGCTTCAACTGGTTGGTGCGCCTGCACCGAAGGTTAGTGTTACGGCTCCGCGTACTAGCGTACAGTCCACTCTGTCTAGCCAGCCTAAGGGCGGTCAGAAAGATTGGGCATACTATCAAAATCTTCGCAAGACCAACTCGAGAGAATACTTCTCGACGGCTGTGCAGAACGAGATTCACCAACGTGTTCTTAGAGGCGAGCTTGATGTCCCTTCCAATTAATCAGGATAGGATAACTTAGTATGACTGGTTTTACAACCACCTCTAATGACTATCTGATCCGGAGTAACCTGTGGTCAACGCAGCTTAAAGAAGTTCTCCGCGATCAGCTCATCGGCACGAAGTACGTCAACCTTTTGACCGACTTCCCCGATGGTGACACCTTCAACATTCCGTCTATCGGTCAGTCTGAAGTCTTCGATTATCTCGAAGGCCAGCAGGTCCAGTACTCGGATATGTCGACTGGTAACTTCACGTTCACGATCGCTGCATACAAGAGTGCAGCGACCTACATCACCAACAAGATGAAGCAGGACTCGTACCTGATGTCTCAGCTTGTTGCTAAGTTCGTTCCGGAGCAATCGATGGCTCTGATGCGCGCACTGGAAGCAGACATGTTGGCTGCTCCCGTGACCGGTCAGACCAACGCGAGCACGAACACGATCAACGGTGCATACCACCGCTTCATCGGTTCGGGCCTCAACGAAACGATCTCTATCGAAGACTTTGCTCGTGCATCCTACGCTCTCCGTCAGGCGAACGTACCGATGACGAACCTCGTCGCGATTGTTGATCCCTCGGTGGCTCACACTCTCGGTACGTTGCCGAACGTTATGAACCTCGCTTCGCTCAATCCGCGTTGGGAGAAGGTCGTGACGGATGGCTACATGACGGGCATGAACTTCGTCATGAACGTGTATGGCTTCGACGTCTATACGTCGCAGTATCTCAAGGTTAACACTGCTTCGGAAACCATCAACTCGGTTACCGCAGCTGCAGGCGTAAACAACCTGTTCTTTAGCGCCGACTCGTCTGTGCTCCCCATCGTGGGTGCCATTCGTCAGGCTCCGAGGGTTGACTCTGAATATAACAAAGACTGGCAGCGCGACGAGTATATTACTACGATGCGCTACGGTTTCAAGCTGTACCGCCCCGAAAACATGGTTTGTGTCGTTTGCGATACCGATCAGGTTTACGCTTAATCTAAGGAGGAATAAGGTATGGTTTGGTCTAATAGTGACTCACTCCAGGTTCGCTTCGGCACTGAAACGGCTCAGCCGGCTCAGGGTGGTGAAGTTGTCAACTTTGGCGGTCAGCACGTCTTCACGGCCGTGATTAAATACACGGACATGTTGAGCGCTACTGCTGCTATCGTTGACGGCGTGACTGCTGGCGCACTTGGTATCAAGATCCCCAAGGGTCTGTACGTCGAAGAAGTCGAAGTTCTTGCTGAGGCGGCCTTCACGTCGTCTGGCACCATCGGCACCTCGACCATGGTTCTTGGTCTGATCCGCGAAGATCGTTCTACTGTATACACGGCCAATGGTTTCACGACCACGTCGTTTGCTGGTGGTTCGTTCGACGCAGCTGGTGAGAAGACTGTGCTCCGCGTCGGTTCGACCGGTGCTGGTGCTTTCATCGGTACGGCTCTTGCTAACGACGGTTACCTCGTCGCTGCTAACTCGCAGCACGGTTCGCATCCGTTCACGGCAGGCAAAGCAAAGGTTACGATCAAGGGTTATTACCCGACTGCGTAACAATTAACGTGTGAGATGGGAGGGGCCGGAGGGGCCCTTCCCGTTTAACTACAAGGAGGAACTCACATATGGCACGTAATATTAAACCGAAACGAATTGAGTGGGGCGGGAATGAAGTTTCCGTTGAGAAGCTTTCGCTTGGCGCTGCTAAGCCGAACGCTACTCCTGGCCTGACTCTGTTCGGGACGGTAGCTAACGCAGGCACGGGTGCGAATAGCGCCGCTGTGTCTACTGGTGGTGTTGCTTCTAAGGTCTTCGTGGCCGAGGTCGCTGGCACTACGTTCTACATTCCGCTGTTCTCTTCGAACGCGTAACGGTACGGATAAGGGGACTACCTTAGGGCGGTCCTCTTACCCCTCTCAACTAGATGGACCAATGATGCTTGATATTAATATGAAACCCCGTTACATTGTCGAGGCGGAAGCACT